CACTTACTGATAGTGCTGAAAGAGCAATTATGAATGGGAATATTCTTTCTTTGATTTTTTCAAACATAATCTTAAAAATTAAGTTGGTGAGAGCTTATTCGCTCTCACCTTTGCTTTTTTTCTTTTTGTAGTACTTATGTTTTGGTTTTGGGGCAGGAGATTCTTGAGCGGCTACCATTTCTTTTACTGTAGGTTTAACTTCCGCAGGAGCAGGAGTTTCAACTACTTTACTTTTACCAAAAATTAAGTTTCTAAGTTTTTGTATAAGATTCATAATTATAAATATTTATACTATTTCACAAGCACCTCCAGCACAAGCTGCTTGATCCATCAATGCTGTATTATCAGTCATCTCAATTACTTTAGATAAATCTACTTGATGTAATGATTTTACAGCCTCATTAAATTGTTCCTCAGTAATTGTTTCATAAGGAGCTTGCTTATAAGTGCCTAAGTCTTCAGGTAAGAATGAAAGCGCAGTGAAGTATTCTTTGTTTTCATAAAGCCATTCTCCAACGGTACCCCATTCATCTTGTTTAATAGTTACTGTAGCTGATACATTATGCATATTAGCACCTTTTCTATGACCTGGTTTAATCCAATTTTTATTAATTGTTTTAATACGTTCTAGCATATCCATAGCTGATTCTTTACGTGTGATTGAACCTTCTGGAGCACGTTGAGGGACAGAAACAATTGATTGTAATGTTGGTTTAAAGAAATCATCTTCCAACATTTCAGGATGGTACATACTTAAGTAAGTATAAAGTGCTTCATTTTTACCTAAACGAATACGACGAATATAATAATCATCATGCCAAGCGTGAATACCTGAACTTGTACCTAGTACTAATGAAGTGGTACCTGAAGGTTTAACTGTAGTAACACGAGCTGCTTTATTAATACCTAATACTTTAGCTAAACGTTCATTTTCATCACATGCTACCTTAGCTGCTTCTTTCATATTTAATTTAAATACAGCCCCTGAAGCGATACCTGTCATTCCAATACCTAACAATGCCTCTTTTTCAGTTGTTTTTCTCCAAACATCTCTTAAATAATGAAAGTCAGTATATGAAGCTTGTAGTGTACCAATAAATGCTGCTGCTTTAGCTCTTGAGTTATATTCTTCTTGTGTTTCAATATCTGAAGCATTGATTTCACATAAGTTACAGAATTGATTAGCTTTCAAGTTAATTTCAGCACATGGGTTAGTACCAGCATCTTTATCATTTGTAAATAAGAAACCTGGTTCACCACTGTTAGATGCTTCAATTTTACCCCACAAGTTCATAAATGTTTCTTTATCAATCATGTTACGAAGTAATACAGCTGAGTTATTAGCACGGCCACGTTGTGGATTATTTTCCCACCAGTTACCAAACTTACAAGTTAACATATTCTCATCATGTAGGTTAAATAAAGCAATTAAAGCAGCCCTACGAATACCTCCGGATAACACAGCATCAGCTAAGTGACAAATAATGTCATGACATTCTACTGTTGTTAATTTTTCACCATCTTGTTTACGGTCTAAAATAGCTTGCATATGAATTAAAGCAATTTTCAATGGTTCAGGACCTGGTGCTTTACCACCTACTGTAATCAATGAAGCACCTTTAGCTCTAATGTCTCTAAAGTCAAATAGAGGAGCAGTTGATGTGTAACCAAAATAAGCTTTAGTCAACATACGAACAGCATCAGCCCATCCTTCAATAGAATCACCTACTAGATAACGCTTTGATTTCAAAGGTTTTCTAATTTCAGGTAATTGTTCTACATGGTGGGTTTGAACTGAGTATCCAACTCCACAACCTGAAAGTAACAAAAACATAATTTCAGAAAATGCTCTGTAATCATCAATTGGTAAATATGAACAGTTAAAAATACGAGCGTTGTTTATTTCAATAGGCTTACCAGCAAATTGCATTGAACGCATAGATGGTAGTACTTTTTTGTCATAAACAAACTTGTAAGCGGCTTCAATTTCTTCAGCCAATTCAGGAAATTTCTTCAAGTGCATTTCCTTGTTTCGAGTTACTAGCTCGTCCCATGTCTCTCTCCTGTTTTTGTCAGGTACGAATTTCGCGTATTTGAGGTGGGTAGTGATTTCAGACAAAATTTGTGATTCTGTAGTTAACATTGTTTTTTTAATAATTTTTTAGTTAGATAGTTCGAAAAATCTTTGTTTAATAAGTGCCTTGTCTGATGAATCTATACCTCCAAAAGTATTAGATTTTTGTGGTGAAGATGATTCTTCGTCTTCTTCTAAATAGGATGATACCTCAAAATGCCCTGTCGAGGTATCTACTTTGACAGAATAGGTCATACCGTCCATTCCGTATCGATTTTTCATAATGTGAAATCTTCCTGTCCCATTTACTTTATCTTGACGTTTCCTTGATAAGGATATAGCAACATCGGTAACCATCATTTTATCATAGCTACCTGCTGCTTTATCACCCTCAATAATATCATCTTTTGCACCAGCGCGGTTTACTTGAGATACACTCCAAATAGGTAGATTTAATTCTCTAGCAAGACCCTTAGTACTAATATAAATATCATCTATTTCATCCTTACGCTCACGATTATTTTTCTTTGAACGAAGAAGATCTACATAGTCAATAATAATTAGGTCTGGTTTAAAATCTAGATCAATACATTTTTTAATATGTGATTCAATAGTTGAGATAGATGCTTTGCCGGTTGGATATTCTTTAATAATCAATTGACCTTCCAACTGATTGACTACATCTTCAATTTTAGTTTTATATTTTGTAATATCTTGAACTGATATGTTAGTGAAGAAAGCGTCATATCTTCGTCCTACATAATCAGCTCCTAATTCTAAAGTATAATGTAAAACATTATAACCTAACTTAACAGCATAACCACCTAAAGCAACTAGTGACCAAGATTTACCACCACCTGGACTACCAAATATTAATCCGAAGTCACCATTACCTAAGCCACCTTGAAGTAGTTCATTAAATGATTCCCAAGGTGTAGGAACAATTTTTCTATGGTCTTCTCTATATCTTGATTCAACATCTTTATTATATTCATGACCCATATTTTTGTCTCCACCTGCTTTAAGTGCATTGTCAATCATTGATCTAATTGAATCATAATCTCCAGCATTAAGAAAATCTACACTTGTTAACAATGCTTTTTTAAGCTGTTGGTTTTTACAAAAATTAGAAAATTCTTCCTCAACATACTTAAGATCTTCATCTGATGCTTTATATGCTTCTCTTAATTGTTCTTTAATAGATACTTGTAAAACTTCATTATCAATTTTTTTAAGTTCTACTTTAAGAACATCCATACTTGGAGTAGTATGATATTTTTGATAATATTTTAGGATTTCTTTAATAATCCAACGGTGTGCTGTGTTGTCAAAGTATTCTTCACTTAACACATCTTGAATATTCAATAGAAATTCTTTATGTGTTAAAAGTGAAGACAGTACTTTAACCTGGAATCCTATTCCGTATTGTGAAAGATTTTGTAATGTCATATAACTTATTTTTTAAAACTGTTTATTACTTTAAATGTATTGGTGATTGTTAATTCAGGATCTTTCATTAGTTTATTTAATCCATCTTCATTATAAAGTAACATAAATGCTTTGGTATTCAAAGCTGGAGGTAATTCTTCTGAGAATTCTTCTAGGTATTGTTTTTCTACTTCATCAACTAGTGGTTTTCCTAAATCCATAATTTTATAATTATTTCTTAATCGATCCTCATCTTGAAGTACTCGAGCGTAAATAACATGCTCTTTTAATTTTGATTCTGCAATGCCCATTAAGTCATCAAAAGACAGAGGGCGTTCAAGTAATTCAGGAAACTTTTTAGTAACACCTTTTTTACCTAAACCTTTAATACCCTCTACTTTATCTGAATTATCACCTAACAGTGTTTTGTATAAAATAAAATTTTCAGCTAATACACCATAATTGCTCTTAATCATTTCTTTGGTATAAAATTCTTTTTCAGCTGGTCTATATACTGTTATTTTATTGTTTACTAATTGAATAAAATCTTGGTCATTAGATACAATGAATACCTTAGAACCATGTTTAGTAGACAATATATCACTTAAATAGGCGATAATATCATCGGCTTCTACCTTATTCATACTAACTGTTTTAACAGGTAAGCATTTTAAATAATGAATTAACCTAACAGTTTGGTTAACCTTAGAATCATGTTCCTCTTCTAGTGAATCAAAAACGTCCCAGTTAGTGATTCGAACTAAGTTCCTACCTGATTTGTACTCAGGTAATAGATTCTTTCTGTTTATAGAAGAACCAGCACCATCAAATACAACATATACAGAAGTTGGTTGTAGTTGATTTACTAAGTAATTTAATGAGCGTAAAAAACCTCCTAGGCCACCAACATGCGCTCCATCTTGGTTAACCATCTTCATCATAGCAAAATTTCTAAAAAACAAATTCAACCCATCAATAAGCAATACTCGCTCATGAGGGTTTGTTAGTACTTCATCTTCTTTGGTTACTTTGCCTAGAAGGTTTATCAAGTCGCTCTTTTTCATGTTATTTAAATATAACAAATTTTCTTAAATAGGCCAAACTTATTCCCCATCCATTAAGTCTAGAGGAATATCTCTGGTTGATTCATTCCAATCTGATGAATCTTCGATTACTTCAAACTTTCCATCTCCTAGAATGTCTTTCCATTCCATAGAATGTGCTTTCTTGTAAGTATCAATTTCTTTTTTATCATCTTGAATAAAACCATGAATAGTAGCAATTACAACACTCTTTGTTTGTAATCCTGTAACATGGTTCTTATCACATGACACTTTAGTTCTTACAGCAAATTCTACTTCTTTACCGTCTTTAGTTGCTTTAATTTTACTTGTACCACTATTAGTAATGTTACCAAAAGTCAATACAATAGAAGCATCCAAAAACATAGTCTCACCATTTTTCATCTTCATTTTAGGTTGTGCCATAATATTTTCAGCTGGTGCAACCCAGATCTTATTAATAGCTACCATTGAATTAGTGTATGGTGCGTTTTCTTTTCTAGATAAAGGAAAACGTTGGTTAATGAAATTACCAAATTGTTGAGACATAGCTCCTGCGTTCCACATAGGATTGTTTTTATTTGCTTCAACACTTAATTTACATGGTATTGAACCAATTGAATCCCAGAAGAAACACAAGTCATAAGGCAAATTACCTTTTTTCTGTTCGTCCAACAAATCAGCAATAAATTCAGCTACGTCTTCAATAGTACCTAACGATGATCTATCTTTATAAATAAAGAATCCATCATGGTCAACTACTTCTCCTGTAGTTTCATCAACTACATCATTAAGTTGGAAACCCATTGTACGAGCGTGTTCCCAGGACCATTTCATTTCAGTAATAATAAAAACAGGTAAGATACCCATTTTTTGAGCGCTAATTGCTAACTCAAGTAATGCTGTAGTCTTACCTGTATTACTGTGTCCTCTTAATAATGTAATGTGACCTACTGGAGCACCGGCTACGGAAATTGAATCTTGTAGTGCTTTTGAGAATGGGATCCATTTTTGTTCTTTAAACTTAACAGTTCCATTCAACAATTTCTTCTCCTTGAATTTCTCAAGGTTGAAATTTGCTTTAATCTCTGTAGAGATTGCTTCCGTTAGCGATTCGCTTTTTTTAGGTCTTGGCATAAAATAACTTTAATTTAATTAGAACGGCAAATCATTACTTTCATCTTCGTCTTCAAACAAAGAATCAAATTGATCAGCTTTGTTGGCTTTAGGAGCCATAGGTGTTTTTAAAGCATAAGCTTTAACGGGAGCTACTTCTACTACTGCTTCTTCTTCATCCTCATCTACTTCCCCAGCAGCATCTTCAGGTGACAACCAATTTTGCAATACTTCTTTCAAAGCATCAAATTCCATTTTTCTTTGAATTTCTAACAATACTGGTTGTTCTTTAAGGAATGTCTGAATTAATGAGGCATCAGAACTTAATGAAGTTGTTTTAGGTTTAATACGAATTGATGATTTAAGACCTTGACGACCACCAATGTCACCTTTAACTACATCAACAGTAAAGTCTCTACCATCATTGATGTCTGTGTAGTCTCCATAATCTTCATCTTCAGCAATACCTAAAAGCTGCATGTAAATTTCTTTACCAAATTCCCAAAGGCGTACTCCTTTTTCTTCCTCACCACGTACAATTACAGGAGCAAAAACTCTCATTTTTGGGTCTAATTTCTTAGCCAATACCCAGTTTTCACGATCATTGGTTTTACGAAGTTGAGCAGCAAATTCTACAATCGGGTCTTTTTCATCCCAGTTAGTTAAGGCGTAGATAGGAAATTTTGAAAATCCATAGTGAACAAAAACCTCTTGAAATGGGTTTTTAGGATTCAATTTAGAAGGAACAATACGAATTTGGTACTTTCCTTCTTCTTTTGGTTTCCAGTAAACTTTTGAGTAATCAATTTTTTCTTTCTTGCCTGTGTTGTTCGTCGACTGTAATGAATTTAGTCGTTGTTTGATTGATGCAATATCCATGATTTTTATTTATTAGTTTAATATCGGAAATATATGAACGAGGTGTTATAAAACCTAGTTAAGGTGGGCCCTCTTTTAAAGGGCCCTTATTTTATTATTTTATAAATCAAAAATCGAAATCATATAAATCCTCATCTTGCTCAATTTGATCATTTTTAAATTCAAGAAAATCTTTATATAAATTTTTATCACTAATTCCTTCATATGCTTTTATATCCTCCGCCTTCAAAATGTCATCTAAATATATTTCAATATGTTCATCTATAACTTCATGTTGTTTTAAAGTAGATATAACAAATTTTTTAAAACTTTCATTATATTCTTCATTACTCATGTCTTTATGAGGTAACCAATCTTCATTTAAACGAGATTGAGTAGTTACTTTATTTTCTACTAACCACTTTTTAGCGTCAAAGTTATCTGCTTTTTTCATGTTATTTAATATGTCATAAATATAACAAAGAAATCCTAAATTACCAAACCGGTTTTTTACAACTCAACAATCTTATAAACTTTTGTATTCAATTGTTTCAACTCATTATGGTTGGTTAACAAAATACAGTTTTTATAGTGCTGCCAGTTTACACGGTAAGATGGATCAACCACTCCTCCGTTTAACTTTTTTATCAAATCATTCAACGCATTAATAGTATAAAGCGTATTGGTTTCTTTCTTTCTATGTACTAAAATAGTATTCAATGGAATGCCTTCTACATTACCCTGCTCTACATTATAAGTAACAACATATTCGTCTGTACTTTTTACATACAAAACAAACATTTTATTATACATAATAGTATATGCTCTTGTAAGGTCATTAATCAGGTCATCTAAACCCTCTAAAGCTGTAAAAGTACAAAATAACTTGTTGTTCACGTCGCGTATAGTAGTTAAATCAAAATCGTATCCACTATACATATGTTTATCCTCTTGTAAAATCATAGTCATAACCTTTTTTCGTTTTTGTAATCAATTTATATTTCTCAAATATTTTATTTATCTCAAGTTCAATACCATCTTCCCTGTCTCCTAGCTCAAACAAAAAGCTATCATAAGTATATAACACTATCTTAGTTTTCTTACCCCTTAATAACTTATGTATATCCATTAATATCCTAGTATTAATAGCTGTTTCTATGTTTTGCAACATATAGTTAAAAAGTTTTTGTGGATTCATATTTTCCAGCTTATCCTTTTCAAAGCAATAACCTGAAATCGGTACAGTAACTTGACCGGAGTTATTAAACGCCTCCCAATTTATTGCTACAAATTCTTTTACTTTCTTAAAAAATTCCAGATGCTCATACTCTTTAAATACACCACCATAGAGTTGTTTAAAAGTGATTTCTTTTGCTTCTTGATAACTGGTTTGGTAGAGGTCTGCAAACGCCTGGTGGACATCTGAAACGCCAAAATCATAGGTAAGTAAGCGACTGACAATAGTAGGATGATATGCGCTAATATCGAACTCAACAAATCCATGACTCGATATGTAGCTTCTCCTTGAGCCATCTTCTTTATTTATTGCTGCGAAATTAACACCATTAAAAGAGTTACTTGG